TGTTGATAAAGGTACAACTATTACAGATGCCAATGGAAATACACAACAATTAAATCAATCTCAAGTTCGACAAGTTAATGATCCATGTAATACTTTGGGAACTTGGTTTGAATCTGGTCCAGACACACAAATGATTGATTTGTATGATGCTGTTTTTGATTGTAAAGCAACTTCAACTGGTTCTTCTATCATTGTTGCTAAGAACAGTAAGGGTAAATATGATTGGGGTAAAGTTGGTGCTCATAAAAATAAATTCTATGGCCCAGCTGTTATTCATAATGGATTACCTAAAATCACACCTTATTGGAAAGTTGCAGTTCGTTTACACCATACAAAACGACAAAAGAACGAACGTGCAATGGGTAAAATTGAAGCTTATCTATTAGATGCTAATGGACGAACTTGTGGACGAATGGGAATTGAAGATTATCCAATGGGACGTTACCCACGAGGGTTCATTCAATTAGGTAATAATTTTAAGCGGGGTTCTCATGATTATCTAACATTACTTTTTAATGAAGGTAATGCGGCACAAAAAGTAAATGGAGATAATAACCATAAAGTAAAAATACCTTTGAAAAAAGTTACTAAATATGTAACCGAAAAAGGTAAAAAGAGTGAACCCAAAAAAGGCAAAAAGAGTGAAAAGAAATTAAAGCCTTTAATTGTAAACGCCAGAAAAAAGAAGTCGACTAGAAAGACAAGAAGGAATAAAAACAAAAAACCAAAGAAAAAACGTTATTCGAGTCATACCGTTACTAGAACAAAAAAAGGTCGGAAAGTTGCTAACAAGCACGGTAAAAAAACAATAAGCGGTAGAAAAGTTGGCTCACCAAGATCTGCCACTAAAAAGAGAAAAATTAAGAAACAAATTCAAGAATATAAATACGCAACATCTTATATGAATTCTGATGCTTATTCAGATTTTTGGGGTGACTTTATTCTTGAAAGACAGAAAGTAACTAACAAAGGTAAAACTGCTAACAAGTGGGTTGCTGAAATTATTCAATACAACTCATCAACAGGTGAGTCTTACAGTGTTAATACCGATGGTGTTACTCATTTAAAGAAGACAAAGTTAGATACTTCTGGTAAGTTCGGTTTTTCTTTAGCAAACGTAGGTGTTTTCTTTGGTAAACATGACATTGATGAGGACTTATCAAAACCCCCTGTTGTTTATAGAACTGATTTTGAATCATTAACTGATTATAAAGAGTGGAGAACCGATGGTTCTACCGATGCAGATGATATTCCCCATCTTATCGCAAAAGCTGGAGATGAGATTGTAATTGATACAACTAATAACAATGTAACTATTAATGGTCAAAATGCCAATAAATATGTTTCATGGTTATCTACTTTTCCGGGCATACAAGGTGGAGTTGGCCAAGAACTTCACTTTTATCCAGATCCAGCGAATGCTGATATTACGTTGGATTATGTTCCGGCAATTAAATAAATTAGAAAGGAGAAAAGTAAATGTATGTTATTTTAGATAAAAACCTCAAGAGAACAAACACGTTAACTCTTGATGATGATACAAATTTATTTTGGGGTGAAACAGTAGAGCGACAAATTGCTGATGATGAAACGAATTCTGATGATATTAGTTCTGAATCAACTTTTAACACAACTGATCCGAACGCTAATTCGAAAAGTTGGAATGATACAATCAATAATTTAACTGTTTTGGCTGATTCTCCTGTTGCTTCTAATTTAATTGTTGGTAACTATATTGGTGTTCATGATGATACAGCGAACCATTGGAGAGTTTATCGAATTTATCAAACCGATGAAACAATTGATTCAACAAGTGGAACACATTTAAAATCATGTGATGCTAATAATTTAGCTATTTGGAAACTTGGCAAAACAATTCCAACACCAAAAAAAATTACTCAATGTACTTTAAACATTGCCTTACAATGGTTAATGGATGGAACTGGTTGGGATGTTGAGAATAATTCAACTTCTGGTTTATATGCAGATGTGGAGTTTGACGGTAATTCAACTTCTCAATCTATGTTACAGACTATTTTAACTGATTTTGATGTTGAAGCAGATGCTTATGTTAATATTGATTCTAATGGAATTGTAACTGATTTTATTCTTGGTATTGAAGATGAACTTGGTAAAAATGAAGGACAAAGGATTACCTATGGAGACAATATGCTCTCCATTGATAGGCAAACTGTTGATACAACTTTAATTACTAAATTATATGTTTATGGTAATAGTGGTAAGTCGATTGCTTCTGTTAATAACGGTGTTAATTTTATCACAGATTCTCAAGCAAACGTACTTTACAACACTGACCAAACAACATGGCTAGAGGGTTCAATAACAAGTGATGCAATTGATAATCCAGCCGCTTTATTGACATGGGGAACAAAAACCTTAAGATTATTTAATCACCCACGAGTAAATTATTCTGTTGAAACGACACAGGATTTTAATCCTAATTTAGGAGACACAATTAAAGTTATTGACTTAGCAATGAACCCCATCTTAACAACTCAAGCACGGGTTATTCAGAAGGTAACTTCTGATAGTGACCAATCTAAAAACAAAGTTGTTTTAGGTGAGTTTAGCACGGTCAATGTTGTTACTCCCAATTTCATTAAAAATATGGAACAACGGTGGAATGATCACGTAAAAAAGCTGTTTGAAGACGCCAAAAAGAATCAAAATGCTGCTAGTGTCAGCCTCATTACCCCACTGGGTCAATCATGGACGAACACTGATACCAGTAAGCGAGTTATTGCCAGATTGTTTATTGAAGGTGAAAATGTTACTTCCTTCTTATCAGCTGCAGCATTTAATTGGCAATACATTCAGCAAGATGGGACCCATAATCTGACTTGGGAATCAGAACATGCTAAGGATGGTTATGAAGTCACCATTACCCCACCATTTGTTGGTAGTTTAATGGTATCAATTGATGATGCCTTTGTTAAGGATGAATCTGAAATGTGGATAGACACTGGTACTAACGATGATGGTACTTTCAAAAAGCTGTGGGAGACTACCGATGGTAACCCTGACGAGTTTGGCAATAATCACGTTGGAGCGCTACAATTCTCGTACATTATGAGCAATGGTGAGGTACTTGCCAGCTATGCATACAAAGGAAAGCAATATCAGTCCAATTTAAGTGATTGCCAGTTCTTACATTGGGGTGCTAATGGGGTGCTAATTGATTCTATGATTGTTCAAGGTGGTCAACATGGTGCTTCATTCGGCTACGATGAAACCAACAACATGATTTACTCTCAGATTAAGGATTTAAGTGGTGGTAAAAAATGGTTAGCAACCTTCCCATACATCCCACATGCCGTGATTAACAGTGGTTCCAGCACCGTTACCAAGTGGTGTGAGATGGAAACGTACGTCCGTCCTAACGTTGACCTTACCAACGGTTTATGGATTGGAAGCCAGATGGACGGTACCGTGGAAGTATGTAACATCTCCGACTTAAAAGCTGGACATTATCTTCCAACTATTCGCTTCAAGTTGCAAGACTTCGACCGAGAAAACCAATGGAATCCTGTACCAAGCGGGGTTACCAATGATGGGACTTATAACACTGTCCAAGCTAACTCGATTGCATATCCGTACGCCTTCTTTACATCAGGAGACGTAAACAACAAGGATGCCCGATTAGTAATGTGCATTAACCTCATTACCCAGTCAGTCATTTTTAATTACCAGATAGAACCCAGTCAAGACGTTCAGCTGACAGTACCAGTTGAATATGGCGGTCACTTCGAGCCAGAAGGAATATACCCCGACTTGGCTCATAATCAGTTAATAATTGGCTTCAATGTTAGTGAGTACCGAGATGCTGCACATACCACTATGATCAGTCATTCTGGTCTATGGTCGATTCCAATTGGAATCCGAGATGACAGCAAGGACTTAGCCGTCACCTACCCAGCCGAAGATGAGGGTGAAAACTCCGAGGTAGAAGAGCCAGTGGTAATCCCTGGTGAGACTGGCGATATTGACGATTCAGATAGTGCCAGCGATGACGATTCAGATTTTAATATTGATGATGATTCAACATTTCAGGGGGTGGTTGAATGATTATTGCAATGGGCTCAATTGATATTAACGA